TACTTGGTCATTCCAAGGAGGCAACAAAATATGGCAAAAAACAAGCAACCTTCATCAAGGTCGAGAAACAGCATTTCAGCAGCTGTAAAATCCAAAGATGAAATCAGAATCTGTGAGACCATTATTGCAAAATATGCAAAGGTGCTCGACATGACAGATTCCGGAAGAGACATCAAGCCACTGGCGACTGGTCTCTTCGAAGCAATGGATAGGTTAAAGGCTCTCAGGAATCAGAACAGTGAAGCCCAGAACGAGACACCTTTGTTCAGAATCCTGAATAAAGCAGCCGCAAATGAGTGAACGAATCGGAAGACAGACTCCGATCTTTCATCGAGCCGAGCCTTGGCAAAAGACCGAGGGCAAATATGCGACAGAACTTGCTACTGCATATGCTCTCAAACCTCATCCGTGGCAAGCGCTTGTTCTTGATGATTGGTTGGCTGTTGATGATAAAGGAGTCCTCATCCATCATATCTGTTATTTGATGGTGCCAAGACAGAACGGTAAAACGGGAGACTCCGAGCCGCGCGAAACTTGGGGCTTAGTTAAGCGGGGTGAAAGAATACTTCATACTGCGCAAGAGTTCCAGACTGCAAAGATCGCATTCGACAGGCTCCGGAAGAAATTCGGAGACAGAAGAGATGATCCAATGGCTAAGTATCCGGAACTCAACGCACTGGTCGATAAATATACAACCAGTGCAGGGCAGATGGTCCTTGACCTTAAAAATGGCGGTCACATAGAGTTCAGAACTCGCGGAAATAGTTCTGACATGGGACGAGGTGGAACCTTTGACCTCATCGTAGTTGATGAGGCACAGAGTTATACACAAGCTCAGGACGCTTCACTTTCGCCTTTGAACTCAGCCGCACCTTCCGGATCTCCTCAGACCATATTGATGGGTACCCCTCCGACACCGGAGGCAGAGCATAAAGGGTTTATCTTCAAGAAGCAGATAGACAAGATGCATGATGAAGCTGTCCCCGGTGCGTGTATTCATGAATGGTCCACAAGGGAGATCGGGGATGTGTCTGATAGAGATCGCTGGTATGAGTGCAATCCTTCTCTTGGATTCCAGCTGCTCGTCTCAGCTCTTGAAAAAGACCTTATCAGCATGACACCCGATGCCTTCGCAAGAGAGCATTTAGGATATTTAGCAAAAACCATCACAAAAGAAAACTACGCACTCGACAGGGATAAATGGGGCGCCTGCAAATCAGATCAGCTCAAACCTGAAGGCAAAACCGCCTATGGTATTAAGTTTTCTCCTGATGGTTCAACAGTCTGCTTAAGCGGAGCTGTAATCGATAAAGACGGAATGGCCAGAATATCCGTTATCGAGCAGAAATCCACAGCTGCAGGTGTTCAGTGGCTTGCGGACTGGCTCAATGCAAGAGCAACTAAGGCATCATGCGTGGTTATTGATGGCAAGAATGGAGTGGATGTTCTCAACGATAAGATCAAGGACATCTGGAAAGCTCAGGATTCTATCATCAGACCTACTGCAAACCAGGTTATCGCATCAGCGAGCCTTCTTGTCGATGAGATAGGAACCAAACAGCTGACTTGGTACTCTAAACAGGAAATATTAAACGAGAGCGCAAAGAACGCAACCAAAAGACCTATTGGCAAGGGCTGGGGTTTTGGAGGAGAAACATCCGGCCCCATAGAGTCATGCGCACTTGCTCTTTGGGGAGTGAGAAATTCTAAGAGAGTCCCCGGAAGAAAACAACGGATCGGATGAGGATAAGAAATGTTCGAGCGTAATTTTAAATTTATCTTGGGTATGCCTGAGCTTAATTTTAAATTTATCTTGGGTATGCCTGAGGAAGTTCGGGATCAGTTTAATCAATGCGTTAAGATCTTCAATAAGCACATAAACGCAAACGCCGTAAAAAGCAGATACTACGAAGGTAAGATCCCTCTTTCTGAGGTAAATCTTGGTATCGCTTTACCTGACAGTCTTCTTGGTTTGGAGATGGATTGCGGATGGGGCGGACAGGCCGTTGACGTTCTCGCAGAGAGATCTATTTTTGATGGATTTGTAGGTGAGAATGGCGGAGATGTTGAGCTGATAACTCAGATAGCCAAAAGGAACAAGCTCTTATCCGAATATCCTAAAGCTACAACGACAGAGCTCGAATTTGGTTGTGTATTCGCTACACTTTCAGCTGATGACAATAAGAAAGCCAGGATCAGATTCCATTCTCCCGAGACAGCAGCGGCAAAGTATAACGGAGAACTTGGAAGGATCGAATGTGGTCTTGCTATTATAGATACTATTATGAGCGGAGGCAGAGAGCTCGTATCTGTAATCAATTTTTATAACTCCACTTCAATCTGGGTGCTTAAACGTATCGCAGATACGCAGACATTTAAGGCTGAAGAGTTCCCTCACAAGATGGGAAGACCTCTTATGGAGCCTATGGTCTGGAATGCTACAGATAGAAAGCCTTTAGGAAGATCAAGACTCAAAGCTCCTCAGCGCGGACTTATAAAAGGCTTTGTCCGTACTATCTGCAATGCAACGATCGGACTTGAATTTGCTACATCTCCGCAGAAATACCTTCTTGGAATTAGTGATGAACAGTACGATGCGATAATAAGTCAGAAATTCAAGCAGTATGTGGGATCAATACTCGCAGCAACAAGAGATCCGGAATCAGGGCAGGTTCCTGAGTTCGGACAGTTGGATCAGGGAAATATATCCTCTCATATCCAGATGCTTAAAGCTCTTGCAACTCAGTTTTCTGCAATAACTGGATTATCTTCCAACGATGTGGGAGTCATTGAGGAAGCGAACCCGACAAGCTCCGATGCGATAGAAGCGCAGTCAAAGAAGCTGGTATCTCTTGCTGAAAAACTCAATAAAGGAAACGGAGAGTCATTGACTCAGATCATGCTCATGGCTCTTGCTATTGAGAAGAATGTTTCCTTTGATGAACTGACAGAAGAAGACAAAGCTATCATGCCTCACTTCAAGAATCCGATGATGCCCTCAATAGCATCAACAGCTGATGCGGCTCTGAAGATTGCTTCTGCAAGACCGGGATTTGGTCAGACTGACGTATTCCTTGAAATGGTAGGATTCTCACAGTCAGATATTAGAAGAATCAATGCGCAGCAGGCAAAAGCAAGAGGTTTACAGGTTCTGACGAAAATAGAGGAATAATAAATGACAGTTTCCCTCAATGAATGGACTAAATACAGAGACCTCTTAGCAAAATTAAGCCAGAAGGCAGCGGATGAATTTAGAGATGCCGTTTGGAGTGCTTCGGGAAGATGGGGAGGAGTTGGACTTGCCAATATCCCCAGAAATGAACTTATAGAATTTGCTTATGCACTCGCCACAAAATACGGCGAGGGAGCGGCGGCTCTTGCTTGCGAATACTATGATGCAATGGCTGAACTTTCAGAAGTTTATCTTCCTGCTGCGGTACCTGCGGAGACCGCCACGATTGCAGAAACAGGCAAGGCTATTAATGGAGCATTAAAGTTTTCCGAGGATGCGACCTATATCTCTAACGTGGTCGGAAGGCTTGTCAAACAGGCTGGGCAGGATACGACTTTACAGAACAGTTTAAGGGACGGAGCACAATTTGCTTGGATTCCTGCCGGTGATACTTGCGCGTTCTGTTTAACCCTCGCATCACGCGGATGGCAGTACGCATCAAAGAAAGCCATCAAAGGCGGTCATGCAGAGCACATCCATTCAAATTGCGATTGTGCCTACGCAATCAGATTCAATGAAAAAACCAATGTCGAAGGATATGATCCTGACAGATACTTAAGTATGTACCGTCACGCAGATGGAAGCACACCTCGGGAAAGAATCAACTCAATGAGGCGAGCCGCATATGCAGAAGACAAAAAGACCGAAGGCCCCAACAATTCAGAATTAATAGATGTTTAAATCAGCACCCGTCAAAAGGTGCTTTTTTAATAGGCTACTCGCGCCAAGACGAGGAATTTTACTCTTTAGGAGGATATCAAATGAGCGATAACGCTACTGTAACCACTCAGGAAAATGGCGAAGGCCAGACCCGCACTTTCACCCAGGATGAAGTAAACGCAATCGTAGGAAAGAGAGTTGCCGAAGAAAAAGGCAAGTATTCTGATTACGAAGACCTTAAGGCAAAGGCCGCTAAGCATGACGAAGCGGAAGAAGCCAACAAGAGCGAACTTCAGAAAGCAATGGAACGTGCAAATAATCTCGAAGCTGAACTGAACGGACTTAAGAAGACCGAAGAAGTAAGGCAGACGAGAGAGAAGATCGCAAAAGAAACAGGGATTCCCACTCACCTTTTGACCGGAGAGACAGAAGATGCTTGCAGAGAACAGGCAGAGGCTATCAAGGCTTTTGCTCAGCCTTCAAGTTATCCTCAGGTTAAAGATGGCGGAGAAGTTCCCAAAACATCAGGCGGCAATCCGAAGGCAGCATTTGCCGAGTATATGTCGCAGGTTTTTTAAAGGAGATTAAATTATGGCAAGTGGAGTACCTACCAACAGAACAAACGTTGACCTTCCTGCAGAAGTAAGCAATGTGATTCTTTCCAAAGTTCAGGAATCATCCAAGGTAATGAGCCTTGCGCGTCAGATGCCTCTTCCCGGAAGAGGAGCAGCTATCAATGTGTTGCTTTCTGATCCTACAGCTGCATGGGCTGGCGAGACTGAAGCAAAGGCCGTATCCAATCCCACTGTAGCAACCAAGATCCTTCGCGGATACACTCTCGCGGTTATCGTTCCCTTCTCAAATCAGTTCAGAAGAGACGAAGCAGCTCTCTATGATGCTATTGTCGAGAAGCTTCCCGATGCACTTGGAAGAAAGTTTGACGAGACCGTATTTTTCGGTACCGCTCCCGGATCCGATTTCGATACTCTCGCAAATGTAACCGCTCAGAGCCTTGCATCTGATGTATATCAGGGACTTGTTGCAGCTGATACTGATATCG